TAGAATCTGTGAAAGTTAATCTATATACATTGATATCTTTCATAATCTTAGGAATTACTTTATTATAACAAATTTTTACTAAAAATGTTTTAACTATTAATATAATTAATGTTATTACGAATATAGTAAAACTACTAGTAACTTGGTCCATACTTTTTAAACTTTTCTTAATAGCTCCTCCAATTAATCCAGTCATGTTATACATTATACAAATATTTTATTTCATAATATATGCATAATCTTATTTAATCCGTTACATTATTATAATATGTATCTAAATATTAGATATAAAAAATATTAGTATTATTTAGTATTACTTAATAAATTTATCAAACAACGATTTAGTATCATCAGGATTCATAGTAATATCTAATACTTGTTTTACAGGATTCATTATTTGATTTGATATGTAAAATTTATAATCTATTTTCTTATTATTTTGTTTAATAAATTCGGGGTGTTCTATGCGATTACCTTGTAATATCACTTTATTTTTCCAAACTGGTTCACCTTGTGTTTCTATTTTTTCCATAATTTCTTCGCCGTCTTCAAATATTGTATCATATTTGGGTTTATCTGTATTATCCACTTTTATCTTTCTAGTTTTAGGTTTGCCTGTTTTAGTAACGCCTAAATCTTCAATAACGTCTTTCTTATAAAAGGTGCCATTTTCAACTTGTTTTTTCACCTGTTTAAATTTACCAGTACCTTTCCATTCATATGCTTTCTTAAACCGAACAAATTCTTTTTCCGGCCCAACATCAATATATGCGTATGGGATGCGGTCATTTGCTTTTGGTTTATTACCTGGATCACGTTCACCGATACGGTCTGCTAAAACCTTATGAGCGATTGATCCAGGATTTTTATAATAACTATTTAATGTTTTTGATAATATAAATTGACTGATATGTTCTTTTCCGTCAATTATATTTTTCAATATATATTCTAACCATTTAATAGTTTTATTTAAATCTTTATCATACATTAATTTATTAATTAAATTTCCGAATACATATTTTACAATGGGGGCGTTATCTCTTCTTTTGGTTACTAATCCCATAGATGTTCTTTTTGGAATTTCATCTGCTGTAAATTCATATTTTTCACCCGTATATCTCTTTTTTGATATTAATATGAATGGCCAAAATGTTTTTTCATATTCTAAATCTTGTGGTTTTTTATCTTCTATGTGTAGTTGTTCTGTAATATAAATACCTGAATCTTTACCACATTGAATACATATGGGTAATGCATCTTTTCCAGATAATCTATTACCTATTCCTTTTTCAATTATAAATTTTACAAATATAGAATCAGTATCACCATAAACTACTTCTGATGAAATATCAGTTACGCCATCGTAAAATTCGCTTTCCTTAATATTATTTTTCCATATATCTTGTTCAGTCCAATGAGTTACTATTCTTTTTGCATCATATATCCGTTCACGGCCAATAGCAGTAGTACATGCTGCGATCTTTTTAAATGAAATACTAGATGTTTTGGCACCTAATTGACCATATACAGAATTTGCTGTTAATTTATATGCCAATTGATAACCATCTAAGACTTTTTTCTTATTTTCATCTTTTTCATTTTTTAATAGTTTTTTGGTAGCTTTTCTGGCATTTAATAATTCACTAACGACTAATGGTATAATACCTTTTTTCTTTTTTTCTGTTAAGAATACGCAATCTATTTCTTTTTGTTTTTTGGTACCATTTTCATCATTTTCATCAGAATATACGGCAATTTTCTCAATAATAGATGTTCCTGGTTTATTTATATATTCATAATCATAATATTTTATTCTATTATAATCATCACCTTCTTTCCATCCGAAATTTTCGATTTTATCTTTAATTAATTCATATTCACCTAAATATGTGTTATGAGATAAATTCTTTTCATTTATAGATGTTGGATATAGAGAAGCATAATCTAATACCGCGATTGGATCATTTAAATATATTCCCGTATCAGGATCTAATACAATAGCTCCTTCGAATCCTGAATTATCACATTCATCTTCATTAAATTGCTTCAAAGTAGGGACTCTAATTTTATTATCACCACATGATTTTGTTACTAAGGATTGTACTTTAATACCTTGACCTCGTAAGAATATATATGATTGTGGAACCCAACATACGTTACTCATACCCATATTATTTGGTATGAAATCTAATAATAATAGTAAATAAATACATAATTCACAATCCATTAAGCAATACTTCGCGATTTTTGCTCTCCCAGATGGACCTCCATATTTATGTAATCTAAATAGTTCTTGTGGTGGTACATCGTCTTTATTAAGACACCACTCTGCTTTAATAAAGTTTTCTGTATCATTATCGTAATTTTTTATCACACCACTTATGGATATCATCCACCATCTCCCATTATCACCTTCTATACTAAGGATTTTAAATTTTTCATTATTATTATATTTTATGTCACCATATTTTGTTGTAATTAATATAGATATATAATCATTTTCTTTTAAATTGCCAATATTATTTGTTTTAATTCTTGTATGACCAAAACTCTTAAAACGTATTTTTGACAAAATTGTTCCTTTCATAAAATGTGCCGCGACATTGTCTAATTTATATGAATCCAATGATGTTCCTTTTTTCACTTCATTCTGAACATCAAATATGATTCTACCATCCATATGAATATATTTTAATATGTTTTGCATGAAGTCCTTTTCTTCATTATTCGGGTCATCATTAAATCCGCCCAACCTTTTAGTTATTTCTTTACATTTTTTTGTATTATGTTGATGATAACCTTCATCTACTTTTTTATTTTTACTATAATCATAATTATCTAAATTAATAGTAGGTTCATAATCAAGGTTGCTATCTTTCATCATTCTACCTAATCGGTAAAATGCGTGTTTTTCACACCTAAATCCATGATCGAATGACCTCGTCCAATTGTTCCATTTACATTTATCACATTTAAATAATACATCTACTCTTTTTATAATATAATCAAAATCAAAACCAAATATATTATATCCTGTAATATAATCTGGATTATGTTTTAACATTAAATCTTTAAATTTGAGTAATAGGTTTTTTTCACCTGAGCACCTATAAATTTTAATATTGTTTTCATCCATATTTTCCAAATCATCACATATTTCTTCATCTTTGCGATATTCTGATCCAATTACAACTATACTTCTATTATAAGGTTCTGTATCACCATAACGATGAAATACTATACCTATTTGTATAATAGGATCACCTTTCACATTAATTTTCATAGGTTTACCATTATTATCTTTTTTTACAGAATTAATTTTTGATAAAATAGTAGTTAAACATTTAACACAATTTTCTCTATTTTTTGAATTTAAAAGACTTTCTTTTAATAAAATATCAATTTCTTTTTGGTGTTTTCCTAATATTTTTTCCAACGATTCTGGGCAATATGTATTTGTAGAATAAACTGGACTAATTATATCTGCAAAGCTTTTATCCGACTCATATTTAACTCTGTGTCCATCATCAAAAGCTTTTTTGAATATAAATTTAATATCAGCAAATCCATATATTTTATAACAGTCTGTTATTTCAATACATAATTTCCTTAAATCCTTAATGGGGTTTGGAAAATCACCATGTGAACTATCACATTCAATATCAAAAGATGCAATGATAAATTTATTAATATCTTTTCTTTCTGATATTTTTCCCGTTATTATATCAGGGCATGTTATTTTATATTCTTTATCAACATTAAATCTTTTATCTTGTATTTGATTTTTGACTTTTGCACCCAACCATCCTGAGGTTTTTATATTATATTCGTGTATAAATTTTAAAGTAGGATGTATATTTGATTCGTATAAATTACAATCAAACCTGTATTCTGGGTCTTCATTAGTTTGATTAATAAAGGCTCGAATCCTGGCCTCATCAGAATTTTGATTAAATTTACAGAAGTTTTTAATTTTCCGTATAGCAGTCTTCATATTACCATATGATATAAATTCTAATTTAATAAATTTATATTTTATTTCGACGCCATTATCATCAGCCCGAAATCTATATAATTCATGACAATTTAATATTTCTTCTTTTTTATATATATAATGCTCGATATTTAGATAATTATCAGTAAAGAACGCATTTTTAATAAATGAACTCAATATATTATTCCCACCTGTATCTTTCGTTGGATATTTTAAATAAAAGTATGGTCTGAATCCATATACATGACAAACTATATTTTCATTAAAATCACCAAATATAGTAGTTTTAGTAATATTTGTTTTCCCATATAATGTTATTACAAATTCCTTATCATTATCGTCAGTTTCTATATCATCAGAAGAAATATCTAATAATTGAAACTCGATTATATTCATATTATAATATACTAATTTTATTTTTAAATTATGTTCAAATTTATTATCAAATTTTAAAATACTATAAATTATACATATATGTCTTGTTTTTGGGATGGAATATTACGTAATTTAAATCAAGATGATTTTGATATTATATCCTCTAATAAAAATATAAATAATATTAATTTTATTTTATTATTAAAAAATAAAAATATAAATTGCGAAAATGTTTTATGGCAAAATGAATTAATACATAAAACATTATTGGAAGAAAATTATAAAATGATTAACGAATTTAATGAAAAAAATGTAAATAATGGATATGATTGTTCTTCATGTGATCCATTTTTAATATTAATATGTGAAATATTTAAATTAACTATTAAACACGATTATAATGGTAATAAAATTGAATATAAAAACAATATTAATAATAGAAAAGTATTAAATTTTAGATCTAATCGGTCTCATTTTTTTTAGATAAATCGTGTAATAACGTCACTATTTTTTGAATAGTTACGACACTTATTCCTGTATTATCTGATATTTCTTTTTTAGATATTTTAATATTATTATTACAAATATAATAATATATATAACTAGCTGCGAGACTTCCAGGAGTACAAGATGATAAATCACCACAATAATCCTCCAATAATTGTTCACCCAATAACCGAATTTCCGATATTTGTTCCATTGATAAACTCAACCTATTACAGAATCGTACTATTAAATCAAATGAATCGACTCTATATGATTTAACTCTATACGATAATTTATGTATTCTTAAAATATCATTTACATGCTTTATACCTTTCGTTATTATTTTAGAATCACAATTAAATACTTGACTTATTTCTTTACTCGATCTAGGACAACCTTCATTTTTGCAAGCCATAAATACGCACGCAGCGATTATCCCCAACCTATTAGATCCTCTTGATATTTTTTTGGATGATATATGTTTATATATACTTTTTGATTCATCTATTATTTTTTCATTAATATTGCTTCTTTTACAATTGTCCGAAATGGTTCCAAAAACTTTCAAAGCTGATCGGTCTTTATAACTCATTGATGAATAATTATTCATTTGTTGGATTAATCTTTGATTATAAGTTTTATAATATCCACCACTAATAACTGATCCTAAGTTTGTATCAGGTAATAATGCTGAAACGGGCATTCCATGATGCGAGTTCATAGTATTATCATAACATTTTTCAGGTAAATAACTGATATTTTCTATATTTGACCCACATACTCTACATAAACATTTTTCTTCACATATACTATGGTTATTTGTATCATTACAACATTGATTAATACTTTTATTATCTTTTACGGGAATATTATCATTGTAAACATCTAATTCGTTTAAATAACTTTCCATATACACTATATGTAAATATTTTTATTTTTAAATAATTTAATAATTATCAAATTTATTTATTTATATAAGAAATATATAAACAAAAACCAGCTCTTAAATTGAGTAAAAAATATTCAACCAGAAGAAAACCATTGAAAAACTACAAAAATTAAATACACCAAATCATACCCCAATCTTTTTTTATAATCATTTTTGATAATTTACTTTTAACGGATGATAAATCTTCAAAATTATTGTAATTCGGGTAAAAAGTATAATTATCACCCATTTGGATGTAGAATTTAGTAAATCCTAAAGTAAATAAATAGTTCAAACATTTGTATGTAATATCATTTGTTTCCGAAGCCCATTCAAAACAAAGACGATCAACTTTTTGTGTCAATGATTTTATACACTCATACTCCCCACCTTCAACATCTATTTTGATTAAATTTGGTTTCCCATATTGCATTATTAAATCATCAATAGTTTTTGTTTTACAAATTATTTCTTTATAATTATAGTTGAAAAATCTAGATTTTGAATCAGTTAACCAATCCTTATTTAATGTAGACAAAACATCTGAATCTGCGTGATAAAATTTTATATCCATTCCATTATTATCACAAATTGCATAATTAAGTAAATTTACTTTACGATTCTTGCATTTCTTTTTTAATTTTTCAAATGTATATGGTGAAGCTTCTATTGTAATTATTTTATCATATTTATTAAGATTTGCATCTGTCCATCTTCCAATATTAGCCCCAATGTCAAATACTAAAGTTTGTGTTGGTTCAATACAATAGTGTCCCAATCATTATTTACAACTGTTCCTAATGAACCACCAGCACCTTGGTACCATCCTTCAACACCGTCAATACGCCCATCCCCGCCATTGTTCTTGTACCAATGTAATGCTTTGACTCTAGGATCAGAATTTGCTTTTTCTAATGCATATTCTAAAGTGATTCCGTTGATTTGCCATATTTCTTCGAAACAACGGACATTCTTGAGTAAATCAAAATTATTTTTAATTCTAATATATAAAGCATCCCCCCATTGAGCATTTGTCCAAACTGTTTCGACTCTTACATAATTGTATTCTGATAAATATTCATCAATTTCATGTACAAGAGCACAGTTTTTATATACGTAATCTTTATTTACCTCAAGATAGACATAATCAAAATAATTAAGTAAATCACCCATTCCTTTCAATGCCATTAGCTCTGCTCCTTGAATATCTATATTCAAAAAGTTTGCAAAATTCTTAGGTATTTTATCTTGATTATACATTGTATCAATTCTACTATTATTTACTTCAACAAAATCATTATATTTTATGGATGGATAACTTTTAGCATGTGTTCCTAGTTCTAAAATTGAGGATGATTGACCATTATTTGATATATTTAATTTTGTTTTTCCCTGGTCTGTGTCGCAACAAATAAAGTTTTTAATTATTCTACTTTTATCAACCCTTAAATTTTGTTCTACTAATTCTGGGTTTGCCTCTACCCAAATAATCTGACTGTTTTTCAGTCCATATTCATTGTATACTTCTAGTTCTTCACAATTATGAGCACCTATATGTAAAATTCCGTGAATTTTCATGTTATATTTTTTAGTTATTTTACTAAATGGGATAAACATTATATTAAATTATATTATATTATAAGATATTTTAATTTTAAATAATTTTCAATTTTATTTATTTATATAAAATTTAAATTGTTTTTATTAAAACTATTTTCTTGTAAATCATGATAAGCCTCAAACCATTTTAACCAATATTTTTTGGAATAATTATCACCACATTTATTTAATAGTGAATCAACTAACCATGGTTTGTCTGATAATATATAATGAATAACATATATATCTTCTTCATCTATAATATTATTTTCAATAAAAAAATCTATTGAATGAAAAATTAAATTATATTTATGATCTAATGTTTTTACATTTAGACTTTTATTTTTAAATAAATAATTTAAAACTATCTGATCACCATACCATTTATCAAGATCATCATATGGAGTTAATAAAATAAACTTGACGGTTTCTATAAATATACTTTCATCTCCCTGAAATATAATCAATCCTGAATTAAATTCATTATTAATATTTAATAATTCAAAATTATTACTAGATTCAACCTGTCTCATTAGTAAATCATTAGTCATATAAATTTGTTTATTCGAAGTATCATATTCAAATAAGTGATCTATATTTTTATTAATATAAAAATCACTATCTAAATAAACACATTTAGTATTTATTAAAAATATAAATAGTTTACCAAATGTATGTTTTTTGTATAAACTATTTAATTTATCTTCATCTATATTAAATTTTTCAAAATTTTCAAAAAAATCAATATTTATAATCTTTATACCAAATTTTTCTAATAGTTTTCTTGAGTTTAAAGAAACATCATGTGTAACCATACAAGATAAATCATATTTACTTTTTAATACCTTTAATCTATAATTTAATACTAAAACACCTAAAATATCTCTATCATTTGACATATAAGTAACATAAATATTGTTCATATTGAATTATTTATATTAAAATTATGATTTATAAACTAAATTTTTTAATTCATGATATTCTTTTAATATATCATTTGATATATTATTTTGTTTAAATTTATTAAATAATATTACTATCCCCCATAAGAAAGATATTACAAATGATGCTACTAAAACACCCATTAAAGATATATGAGTTGTTAATAATCCAGTACATGCTGGACTAGCAAGATTCCATATATGATTATAAAATCCCGTAAACCCTTCACCAATACAATGAATACTATATAACCTACCTGAATACCATTCTATTATTGAAACACCCATTAACCATGATATCCTAATAGTAATATAAGATAATAATGGTTTTGATAATAAATATGTTGCACATATATAACTTTTACACGCAGATACTAAACTAACCACACCACCTAATATAATATGACATACCATCTTTAATCTTTAATATTAAATAGTATATTACTTTAAATAATTCAAATTTATAAAAAAAAAGAGCATAAACAAATATATATGAAGATATTAATATATTTAATAATAATTGTGATATTATATTTTTACAATCTTAAAATTAATTATGTAATATTATCGAAAGAACAACACATATATTTTTGGGCTTTTATATTATTTATATTATTTATATGTTATTTAATGAAATATCATAAATACCACCTATATCACACCTTAAAAAATATTAATACAGTTCATAACAAACCATATTTTAATCTATAATTTTATTTATTTCTTTTTATTTATTTATATTTTTTTTTATTTATTTTTTATTTCTTTTTATTTATTTATTTATATTATTTTATATTAATTTTTTATTTCTTTTTATTTATTTATATTATTTTATTAAATTTATATTTATTTATATTATTTTATTAAATTTATATTAAATTTATATTAATTTTTTATTTCTTTTTTAATTTTATTTATTTTTTCCCGATTTTTATAAAGTTCTCCGACTTTTTTTGCGATTTTTATAAAGTTCTCCGATTTTTTGCGGTTTTTTTAAGTTCTCCGACTTTTTTTGCGATTTTTATAAAGTTCTCCGACTTTTTTTGCGATTTTGTTTTTTTTTTACAATTTTTAAATTTGTATTTTGCAAATATTTATATATTTATCGATAAAATTAAACTTTTTTTTATTCCCTATATACATATCATCCTTCTTTTTTTTAAATCTATCTCCATAATACGTCTTATAATCATGCTATCGACAAAATTAAACTCC